TTACATCATATCTGCTAATCTGTCAGTTATAAAAGCATCAACCTCATCTGCTTCTGATTTACTCATAGTTTCAAAATCAATTCTCAATTCTTTCTTTACTACATCAATAAGATTGATTTTTAAAGGCTCTGCTAATTTTAATAACTGTACTCTATCTTCATCAGTTGCTTTTATATCATCTATAACCTCAACTACATCTCCATTGTTATCTGAGAACTTTCCTGCTATAGTTCCATCATCTTCTATTTCATTAACTACCATTCCATCAGTTTGAAGTGCTTTTTGTATTTCTACTGATAAAGCACCATATTTACTGATATTAAGTTTCAGAACTGTTTTAAGTGCCATAGCCTCAAAGTTCTTACTCCAGTTTGAATTTTTCTTATTGTAATTAACATCATATTGATAAGATTGACTATATCTTTTAGCATGATTTTTCATTTGTGCCTCTGTCATAAAGAGTGTATTTCTAAATCCATTGTTAAACTCTATATAACTAGCATACCCAACTGTTTTAGCTTCAAGTCTTTTATCAATATCCTCAATAAATTCTAGCTCCAACTCTCCAGTAAGCATGTTATAATTTTTAATTTCTCCCTCTTTTACCTCAATAGCATTGATATATTTATACTCTCCACTTCTCAAAGCTAGTTGTATATAACCTTTATATCCTAATTGGAACTGTGCAATCATTCCTTTTTCTCTATCTTTGTAAGGAACTATATAAGCAAATCCTAGGTTTTTCTCAATAGGAAGATTTAATACTGCACTTGCTATTGCCGCATTGATTATTGATTGAGGTTCTGCCTGTTGTAGTTGTGGAGTACCTTCAACAACTTGAACTATTGCCATCATAAAATGCCCTGATCTGTCACCAAGCAATGATTTAATTTGTTTTTTTATTGCTTGTGTTGCTAATGCACTTTTTAAAGCTGGAACTCCAGTTGAAACCTCATTTTCATTTGCTACTAATTTGTTTACTGCTCTTGCCATTACTATGCCACCTCTTTAATTTTTTGATTTTCTTTAAGCTCTTTAAAACTAAATCTTTTAGCTCCCCTTGCATCTATCTTCCAAGTTGCTAGATAACTACCATTTATTACCAAGTTTTCAGTTTCAAACTCTAGCATCTTATTTTGTATGATGCATGTTAGCATCTTCATATCCTTCTCAATCTCTTTAGTTTCCTTTGATAACTCTTTTTTAGTATCTTCCATAGCAAAATAATCTTGAACTGTTTTAGCATCTATATCAATGCTTGGAACTTTCTCATATTTATTACCAAATCCTTGAAACTCAGCTTTAAGATACTCACATTCAGCCTCACATCCATTAAGCTCAGGGGCTATATCATTATCAAGGCAGTATTGGAATCTTTTTGTTATCTCATAAGCTTGAGTGATTAGTTTATCATCTCTTTCAATCTCATAAACTCTAGTAAATCTATTATCTACAAATCCAACTAAAAATCCCTTAGTTTTTCCTAGTACTGCAAGTTGTTGTTGTACTTGTGCAAAATACTTGTTTGGAACTTCCTCTCTCTCCCATTCATAAGTTGTATAACTATTTCCAGTTTTTAGCTCTACTGGATACCATTCACCTTCTATTTTTACCCAGCTATCAGGAGTACAACTCCATAGAGGATAGTTTTTATTTGCAACAACCTGGTTGCCCTTTAAAGTTTCTTGTATTTTAATATTGAACTCTTTCTCAAATAGTTCTGGAAGATGTGCAATTATAAAATCTTCTGCATAGTGTCCAAAGTCCATTGCTACCTGTGAGTTAAAAGAGATCTCTTTTTTATATCTTCCTTTTCTCTCCTCAAACATTAAGAAAGGACTTGTGTATTTATCAGGTCTATCAAGCAAGTTATTTCTGTAAGCATTATCACAAATAAGAACTGATGTGTCTGTTGCTCCTATTCTTCTATGATTTAACCATTCTCCATCTCCTGAACATTCCCCAGTGAATAGAACTTCACTATCATGTAGATGTACAGTATTTTCTTCTATTAATTTTTCCAATTCTGCTTTTTTTAATGTCCAAAAACCTTTTAAACCTAATTCCTTGCATTTAGCTCTAAGCTCTTTAACTGTCATAATATTTCACCTCTTTTAAATTTTTGACATGGCTCTCATCAGTGTGAGAGCTGTGTTAAAAACTTAATCTTGTAAGAGAAACATTTTATGTTTGATTGCATACTCATCTAAATCTTTTTGAGCTTCCTTTTTAGTAGTTCGCCACTCTAAAGATTTAACAGCATGGGCTCTGACACCTTGTAAATAATCATCCATATTCTTAGTATAGAAAGCTTTAAAAGTATTTTCTCCTAATCCACTTCTAACAAAGAATATCCAACCTCTTTTATCCTTATAACTTTTCATTTGTTCCTCCTTAAATCTATTTGGTAAAAACTCTAACCATCATATAAAAATCTGTTATTGTCATTTCTCCTACTGGATAACCTAATCCAGCAAGTTTGTTTATCATTTTGCTATAATCTGATAGTTTCATAGTTCTCTCCTCCTAAGCTGTGTATTGCTCTAATAGTTCCACCATATTTCTAATTGTTGCCCAAAGATACTGGTTGTCTGCAAACTCGTTTCTATCTAGTTCATCATAAGCATCTTTTTTTAATTCCTCACATTCAATTCCGAAGTATTCCAATTTTTCAATAATGTTTTCAACTAAATCTCTCATAGTACCCTCCTAAGTTTTGGTAATTAACTAGTTACCTTATTCTTGTGTTAATTGTAAACTAATTAATTACCGTTGTCAAGTATTTTTTTTACTTTTTGGGAAAAATATTATATAATTGTTAATAAGAAGCATAACAAGGAGGAGTATATGGGGTTTGGTGAAACATTAAGTAAAATAAGAAAAGAAAGAAAGGATACTTTAAGAGATTTAGGTGAAAAATTAGGGGTTTCACATGTATATATCAACAATGTTGAAAAAGCAAAAACTCCTGCAAGTAAAAATTTTTTTGAAAAAGTTGTTAAATGTTATTCAGAAAATGAAAAGGAACTAACAGAGGCTTATATAGAAGAGGTCTTACCAGATGGAATAGCTAAAAAAGTTCTACAAGACAATAAGTTCTTATTGGAAGAAGGAAATGATAAAGATCTTTTAAATTATCTTATGGCAGATTCTACCGCTGAAAATAGAAAGGCTGTATTAGAATTGATGATTCTACAAAGAGAAGTAGAAGCAAGGAAAAATGGAACATATGAAAATAGAAAGGCTGAATTAGAAGCAATAAAAAAAGAAATTGAAAAATTATAGAGGTATATATGATTGAGAAAATAGGAGCATTAATATGTATTTTATTTTTAACACGGATAGCATTTTCAATAGTAATTAGAATTTGGAACATGCCACTAGGTGGGTTATTAATAGGCGGAGCTATTTCCTGCTTCATCGGATATATTATTCAAGTAAATTTTTATTGGCATGATAAAAATATCAGACATTTTTTTTCAATAGTAATATTTTGTTTTTTAAGCTTGGTGTATATACTGTATAAAGTTTATTTATAATCAAGATAAAATTTAGACTAGATTAAATTCTAGTCTTTTTTTATTTTTTGTTGACTTTGGTAATTAAATAGATTACAATATAAAAAAATAAATTGGTAATTTAATGATTACCTGAAAGGACGGTAAAATGTTTTATGAAAATATTTATATTCCGTTGTATAGAGAAGTAAGACTCAATTTTAAAAATTATGAAGAAGTTGCAAAAAATATGGGTGTAACTAGGCAATGGATAAGACAAATTTTAAAAAAATTAGAAAATGGACAAAGTTTAAATTTAAAAACACTGGAAAAAATTTGTGATGGATTAGGCTATGAAATAGTTGTAAGAAAAAAAGAAGAAAAAAATACAGCAAAATAAAATTACTTTGCTGTATTTCTATCATAATCTTTAATCATTGATATAATTTTTTCTAATTGTTTTTTAGTAGTTATTTCATCAGATTTTTTCATATAAAACCACTTCCCTTATAAATAATTATTTATAGTTATATATAATTATAGATAACTTAATTATAATGCAAGTGTGTAAAAAAATCAATATAAAAAATTGAAATAATGAAGAGTGCCAAGATGGAGGTGATGAGATGTCAGGATTTACAACTTTTGGTGTTGTGTTCTTTTCTGTAATAGCTGGTATAGCTATTGGTTGGATATGGAAAGGGAAAAGAGATAAAAATATAAAAAAATAATTTTTGAATATCATTTTGCTGACGTCGGCAATATGCTTGTTGATGTCAACAAAATGGTAGTTTGCCTTTATTGGAGCATATCAGCAAGTGCTATGAATCACTTTCCTGAATATAAAATCCCTAAGCTGGTATGTTCCAACAAGGGCAATCACTCATTATTATTTAGTATTAATAAAAAAATTGGAGGTGAATCCCCCTTTAAAAAATTTGTTTCCAATTTTGTGCCCTTGGAGGAGGTAGATTATTTTCAAATAATTAGATTTTAGCGGAAATTTGGTTAGCTCTCCGCATCGATCGTGGAGCTAGATTTATAATTTTTAAATTTTTATTTGAAAAAATATTTATTAAAAAATGCCTATTGAAAAATCATCGTAATAGCTGTGCCGTGCAACTCACACGAGTTGAAAAAATAATAAATAATAATTTTTATTTGGTATCTGTTCATCATCTTTAAGCCACTAGATCCAAGGGTCTTAGAAGATGGTGGGCAGTTACAAAATAAAAAAGAGAGGGGTCTAGTGGCATAGTCCCTCAGTAGGAGGATGCAATGGGAAGAAAAACAGTTGAAGATTTTGAAAATGAAGAGTTTTATCAAGTTCCAAAGTGGTTGTTAAAAGTAAAAGGATTGTTACCTGCTGACATTTTAATTTATATGCTAGCTCATAACAATTGGAGACTATCACAAAGAAATGGAAAAGTAGAAAGTGATGGATCAGTTTATTTCTATCTTACTCATGAATCAATAAAAGAAACTTTGGATTTGGGTAAAAATCAAATTATAGACTCATTAAAAAGATTAGTAAAATGTGGTGCTTTGATAAGAGTTAAAGAAACAGGAAAAGCTACTAAATATTATTTAGAAAATGATCTAAATGAGATTAACTTTGATATTAGTAGTCTGAAAAAAGGTAGTACCCAAAATCAGACTACACCAGTCACTAAAATCAGACTACACCAGTCTGAAAAAAGTGACTACCACCAGTCTGAAAAAAGTGACATAAATAAGAATGAATTAAATAAGAATAATATCAATAAGAATGAAGAAATAAGAAAGCAACTTTCTCAAGAAAACATATCAGTTGAATTAAAAGATAAATTACTTGAATTTATTGACTACAGAAAAGAGATTAAGAAACCTATTAAGACATATAAAGCTATAAAAAGCTTGTTAAACAAGATAGGTACTGACTTTATAAATGAACAACACTTGATGATTAGCATAGAGAATACATTTGCTAATCAGTATCAGGGTGTTTTTCCTGCGGAATTAAAAAGACAAGTAAATCAAGTTAAAGAAAGCTATGCTAGTAGAAGATTAAGAGAGATAAAGGAGGCTAGAGAATGAGAGAAGAAATATTTTGGGAAGGAATAGGAATGATTGAAATTGTAACAAATAAGCAGTTTACAGATAATCAAGCTAAGGCTTATAAGCTTTTACTTGATGATATCCCTGAGGATAAATTTGTAAATGGAATAAATATTATGCTTAGAGAAAGGGTTTTTAGTAATCTTCCAATGCCTGCTGACATTAGAAAATATTGCTTAGAAACTAGAGAGGAGGATTTAGAAATAAGAATTTTCCAAGCTAGAAATAAGATCCTTAAAGCTATCTCAAGTGTGGGAACTTACACAACAGTTGCCTTTGATGATCCTATCATTCACTTAATCATCAGAGATTTTGGAGGATGGATAAAACTAGGAATGAAGGATATGGAAGAACTAGAAAATCTTTTAAAATGGGAGTTTCCAAAGCTATATAAAGCATATGCTGGAAGAAAAAACAGTGACATTCCTTTAATGCTTGAGGGTAGATCAGATGACAAAACTGTTAAGTACATAGGAGATAAAGAAAGAGCTTTGAAGTGGATCACAGTTTATCAAGCTAAGACTGAACAGCTGGAAGATAAAAAACAGGTTAAGGGAGTTATTGAGGATCTAAGAAAAATAAGAACAGCATAAGGAGATGATGAGATGTCTAATAGAGTTTATCCTGAGGTTATAGCAAGCTATGAAAATAAGAATTACCTTGTTTATCTTTATGAGTGCTATGGTGATGAGGGAAAATATTATTACTTAAGCGGAGAACCAAAGGCACTGAGATCAGGTTATACTTTTTCTAAAAGATTTAGCTCTGAATACTCAATACAGTATATAGAAAGCTGGTTAAAAGAGTGCATTGGAGAGTTCAGAAAGTGTGAGAGGGATGAGGAAAATGATTAGTAAACCTAGATGTTTTAATGATTTATTAGAGTTACAAAGAATTTTAGATGAAAATATAGAAAAAAATAGAAAAAACGGATTTGTACCAAGAAAAAGAAATGTATTAGATATTTTGTTAGCAATAGATGATGAGTTTCAAGAATGGCTAAGAGAGTTGCCAAAGGAATATAATTTTAAAACTTGGAAGCAGAAAGAATACTCAAGAGAGAAAGAATTAGAAGAACTAACAGATGTTCTATTTTTCTTTTTGCAGTATTTTAATAGGTATTTCATCGACGTAGATAATTATAAAAATAATTTTTGTAGAGATTTTTTTGAACGAAATTATTATGATGAAATAGACCAAGAATTATATTCTGTGATTATGGATTTCAAATACGATTTATGGAATAGAAATGATTTAACAACTTTCTATGACTATATGAAAATAGTTTATAAAAGAGGATTTACGAGACAGGATTTATTAGAAACTTACTGGGAGAAATGGCAAAAGAATATTACTAGAATTAATAAAGATTGGGTGATCCAAGAATGAAAAAGTTTTTATTAAGCTTATGTCTTATAACTTTAGCAGGGTGTGGAGATGTTGAATATGATATTAAAACTGGTAAAGTTTTAGATAAAAAATATATTCCAAGCAAAACAGTAAGCCCCACAAGATTTTTATTAAATAGAAAAACTGCTCTTCCAATGGCTTTTATTGAAAGTAGACCTGAAAAATATGTTTTAAAAGTTTCTTACATTACTACAAAAGAAATTGTAGTTTCAAGAGAGGAATATGAGAAGGCAGTTATAGGTGATGTTATTAATTTCTTGGAGGTAAAAAAATGAAAAAGAAAAGAAAGAAGTACATAAAAGTTGACATCTTTAGAGGGGCGTTCTCAAAGAGATATAAAGAAAGATTTATTGAAATTGTGGAGGTAGAAGGATAATGAAAAAAATATTTATAAGTCAACCAATGAAAGGGAAAACAGATGAGTTCATCAAAGCTGAAAGAAAATATATTACTGACCTTTTAACAAAAAAATATGGAGAAATAGAAGTGTTAGATACATTCTTTGAGAATGCACCACATGAGGCAAAACCTTTATGGTTTTTAGCTAAATCACTACAATTTCTTTCAACTGCTGATGTAGCAGTATTTGCTAAACATTGGGAAGAATACAGAGGTTGTAGAATAGAGAACACTTGTGCTAAGGAGTATGGAATAGAAGTTATAGAATTATAAGGAGTGAAGGATAATGAGTATTACAAGAGATATGCTTAAAAAATCATATACACATGTAAAGGAACTGCAAGGACTACAAGGGGTGGCAGTTAGAAAGCTTGGAACTAAAGAGGCAGTTGAAAAAGCTTTTCAGGATCTCTTTGATGAGTATGCTGATAGAAAGTATTTAGTTAAAGATGAGAAACTTAATAAAACTATCAATGATTTGAGTGAGATAAATAAAAAAATCTTAGAAGAAAATTGTAAATTAAAAACTAAAAATCATGATTTAGAGTCTATAGTTTTAGATAAAAATGCTATTATCTCAGAGATGAAAACTGAAAATAATAAATTAAGAACTCAACTTCAAGAGAGTGATAAAAAAGAGATGAAACTTAATGAAGATATTGAAGAGCTATGTAGATTAAATGATTCCCTTTTAAGTAAAATAAAAAAACTTTCTCCAAAATGGTGGGAGTTCTGGAAATGGTAGAAAGTCAAATTCAATCTGTTATCATTGATTATTTAAGCATCTTAGAGAACCAAGGGAAACTATTTTTTCAAAGGACTAATAATAATACTGTGTATGACCCAGTAGGTAAAAGATTCCGTAGTCTTGCCAAAGGGCAGAAAAAAGGTTTTCCTGACTTGCTTATATTGTTTAAGGGTAAATGTCTTGGAATTGAAATTAAGACAACTACAGGGCGTCAGAGCAAGGAACAAAAAGAGATTGAACAGCAGTTTAAAAAGAATGGAGCAGAATACTATATAGTCAGAAGTCTTGAAGATGTTGAGAAAATCCTAAGAGGAGAATAAAATGTATTACAGGTGTAAGAAGTGCAATAGATTTTTAGCTAATGTTGAAAGCTATGAAAAGTTTACTTTGATAGGGAAGAAAATAACACTTGAAAATGGCAAATTATATATTGAGTGCAAATGTGGAGAAAAAACAGAGATTATCTTAGAAAAAACAAGTATGAATTGAATAATAGAGCTTATTATGATATAATTATAAGAAATGAATATTAATAAGACTCGGAACTAAAGGGTTAGATAAATTACATAATGTGGATTGTGTAATTTTTCTAGCCCTTTTTTTATTTTCAGTTTTCAGGAGGTGTGGCAGATGACGTGAGTTCCAAAGAAAAGATAATAGCATATTTAAAACTAGGTAAAAGTAATAAAGAAATTGCTGAACTATGTAACGTGTCTGTCAGAACTGTTGAGAGATATAAAAAGAGTTTAACGACAAGCGACAACGACACAAAAAACGACAAACGACAAAACGACAGAATTAAGAGAGAACAGGCTAAGATATTGATTGAAGAGGGTAATAGCATAAATGAGGTGTGCAAGCAAATTCAAGCACCTAGAGGAACTGTAAGCAGTTGGAGTGCTAGAGAAAATCTACAACAATCACAACTTGAATATCTTAAAGAGTTTAGAAATAATCAGAGGAAAAAAATAAGAGAAAATAAGCTGAAAAGATTGATGTTAAATGATGAAATCTTAGAAGCAGTTGAGTATGAGTTAAGCAATTGGCAGGAAAATGGAAGAGTTTCCAAGGCAGCTATTGAAAAGCTTTTAATGTCTGAGGAACTAGAGCAAAAAATATTTGAACTAGATAGAATTGAAAGATTGGAAAAATTAGAAATAGATAAAAAGAAAGCTACAACAGAACAGAGTGGAGCAGAGAAAAAGTTAGATCAGTATATAAACACTCTTATGGAGGCATTGGATGAAGAATAATCTAAGAAAGTTATATACAAGAAAGCAGATAGCAGCTCTTAAATGTTTTAAAAAAAATTTTTGGCTCTTAGTTCTACATGGAGCAAAAAGAGCAGGGAAAACAGTAGCAGATAATGATCTATTTTTATTAGAGCTTAAAAGAGTTAGAAAGATAGCTGATAGGCTTAATATTCCAGAGCCTCAATATATTCTTGCAGGAAACTCATTAGGATCTATTGCTCGTAATGTGCTAATAGAATTAACTAACAAGTATGGCATTGAGATTAATTTTAATAAGCATAATGAATTTAAGCTCTTTGGAGTAAAAGTGTGTTGCTTTGGACATGGAACAATTAGAGATATGGCACGTATAAGGGGGATGACTTCCTTTGGTGCTTATATTAACGAGGGAACAACAGCAGTTGAGGAAGTAGTCAGAGAGATATTAAATAGATGCTCAGGAGAAGGTGCTAGGGTAATGATGGACACTAACCCTGATAATCCTGAACATTATATTAAAACTGACTATATTGATAAAGCTGATAACAATAAAATAATTGAGATTCATTTTGAATTAGATGACAATGATTTTCTTACTGATGAGTATAAAGAAAATATTAAGTCAACAACTCCAACAGGACTATTTTATGACAGAGATATTTTAGGGCTTTGGGTAAATAGTGAGGGAGTTGTCTATAAAGATTTTAATAAATCTATGATTCTTACTAGATACAATAAGCAAAACATAATTAAATATTTTGCTGGTGTTGACTGGGGATATGAACACTTAGGATCTATTGCAGTTATTGGAGTAGATGGATTAGGTAATCATTTGCTAGTTAAAGAGATAGTTGCTCAATATGAAGAGATTGATTATTGGGTACAACAAGCTAAAGAAGTTGTAAAAGAGTTTGGAAATATAGATTTTTATTGTGATTCTGCTAGACCTGAACACGTGGCTAGGTTTAGTCGTGAGGGATTCAAAGCACATAATGCTAATAAAGAAGTTTTATCAGGTATTGAGGTAGTTGCTCAATTAATGAAAACTAATAAATTCTATGTCTTAGATAGTTGCAGTCACTTCAAAAAAGAGATCTACAATTATGTGTGGGATAAGAGTAAAGGAGTGCCTGTTAAAGCAAATGATGACTTATTAGATGCTTTAAGATATGCAATATATTCAGAAAGCTCTAAGCAAAAATCATTTGAAAGATGGACAGGTAAAGAATGGGGGAATTATCTTGATAAGGGAGTTAAGTAAAGAAGAGATAAAAGAGATTGAGGATTATATCCAAACTCTCAAAGGAGAAGAGGAGTATAAAAACTATTTCTATGGATCACAAAAACAAGGATATGCAGATAGAGGGTTTCTTCTAAATGATTCTTACTACTGTGATATAGAGATATACAACAACATCCCTTTTATTGGTATGTTCAGACTTCCAAACAGAAAAAATTATTCTTTAAAATCAATAATTTACTTATTTGATAGCATCTTAAAAGAATATGGATGTATAGGAGTGTGGAGAACAGCAGAAAATAAGCAAGTTGAGAGTCTACATAATCACATTAAAAGAAGATATAAAAATGTTACTGAAATAAAAAAAGATAATTTAATAATTATCATTGTTAAGGAGGTGACAAGATGCAAATAGAAATGGAATATAGTTTAAAAAATAGAATAGAAAATCATATAAAAAAGCATAAAGGTGGCTTTATTGGAGATGTCTTAGGTAGTGTTACTGGTGGATTGATAGGTAATGACCCTAATGAGGAGGCTAAAAAAGAGGCTAAAAGGCAGAGAGAAGAGGCTGAAAGATTAGCAAGAGAGAGAGAACAGCAACAACAAAGAGAAGATAAATTCAATAAAGATGTTCAAAAAGATAGTGAAGTTATGGCAAATCAGCAAGTTGAGGAGCAAAAAAAGGGTAAACCTACCACAACTGTAGATTTTAGTAGTGCAGTTAAAGGATATAGTTCTGATGAGTCTGATGAGGACAAGCTAAAAAAAGCTTTTAGGAGGAGATAGCTATGGCATTGGTAACACAAGATAAATTAAAACAACTCTTCCAACAAGCACAAGACTATAAGTCTGATATAAAAGAAAGCTATAATGAAACTTTTAAATTAACAGATCCATTTTTTGAGATTAAGGACAGTGGTAAAAGGGAAAAATTAGAGAGAAGAAAGATTGATTCAGTTATTCTGACATCTCAAAGATTTTTATGTAACTTTATAATGACATCTATTTTCTCAAGAAGTGGAAGTTGGGCAATGCTTAAAACTAATCCTGTGGCTTATAAAGAGATGACAGCAACAGATGGAGAAGTTGCTAAAGGTGCTATTGAAAATCTAAACAGGTTAATGGAAAAAAATAGCAATACTGTTTATGAGCTAAATGAGACTACTAATTACTATACAGAAACTGCCAAGGCTGTTATGGACTGTATAAGAGTAGGAACAGGAATAAGGAAAATAGTTGAACTTAAAAGTAATTCTAAACCGTTTACTTATGAGTATATAAACATGGACAACTTCTATTTTTTAGAGGATAGTTTCGGACATCCTACAATCACATTCAAAATTCATTCAGGTAAAAACTTACAACAGTTAAATGATATGTTCGGACATATCAATGGTTGGAAGTCACCTAGTGAAATGACTGATGAAGAGGATCTGAAAAAAACTATAAATGTTATTGAAAGTGTAATACCTGACTTCAACGAGGCTAATTCTACAGTAGTTTATTATCATCTAGTTCATACCGAGAACTTTGATGAGTTGCTATTAGAGGAGGTTTTAGATTATCAACCTTATAGAGTTTTCAGGTGGAGTACTGACAGTTCCAATCCTTGGGGAGTTGGTATTGGTAGAGAAAATACAGATCTATTTACTGACTTAGAAAATTATAAAACTAAGAGATTAACACATGTAGATAAAATTGTAGATCCTCCATTAAACTTCAAAGGGAATATTGATTTAATCTATAAGGTCAGTCTTGAGGCAGGAGCAAAGAACTATGCAGGTGATGGGCTAAGTGCTGAAAATGATTTAGGAGTTCAGCCGATTAACCTTGGAACTAATCTTATTCCAGTTGAACAGGATATAGCAGATTGTAGACAAAGAATAAGAGAGGTATACATGGCACAGCCTCTCGGTGATGTCTTAGATACTAGAAATAGAAGTGCTACTGAAATGAGTTTAAGACATGAGATGTTTAGAAAGGAATTTTCAGGAGCTTATGAGCTTATAAATACAGAGTTATTACAGCCAACTTTTATGGATGCTTATATCATTCTACAGAAAAAAGGATTGTTGGAAGATTATAGCAGTATAGAGGGTGGAGATACAGGGAATAACAAGTATTTAGAGTTCTCTCAAATTGTATATCTTAATGAATTAACTAAGAATGCAGGTAGGGAGAGAGTAATGGATGCAGTAAGTTGGTATCAAATCAATGCTGAAATTACTGATGAGAATAGAAGAAAATACCTCATAGACATTCCAAGTTTCAATAAATGGAGTGCTGAAATGATGAGAATACCAGCTGAACTTATTCCTAATAGCACAGATGTTCAAAATGCTATTAAGAGAGATGAGCAAATAGCACAACTAGCACAACTAGGTCAAGTACAAAATGCAGGACTTCAACAACAAGTTGAGGCTATAGCAGGAGGCATTAATGGAGAATAGAGATAAAAGAGATAAATATAATAAACTCTTAGCTAAATTCTGTTCTAATGATGAGTTAATAGAACTAATAGAAGAGTGTGAGCTAGATGAGAGAGGGAAAAGAGAGTTTCATTATTTGAAAACTAATAGATACCCTGAACAGAGGGAATTATTAGGAAAATTAAAAACAGATTTAATTTTAAAAAGAAGAGAGGTGTTAATGGATGGAAGAAATAGTTGATTTAGATCAAACTACAGAAGAAACAGTTGAGCAAGGTCCTGATGTGTCTGAAATAACTGGAGGAGCAGGTGGAGATGATACCAATGATTTGATTGATAATACAGAAGAGGGAGCAGAGGAACAAGAAACAGATGATAGTGAGTTTAACCCTGATGACCTTGAATTTGATGACAGTATAGAGGCTAAATTTGGAGATTATGACCTTACTGCTTTTAAAGATAGAATAAACTTTGATAATGATGAGGTTAGAGAGTTATTCAATAACCAAGCGGCAGAGTTAAAAGAGCAAGGATTTACTCAAAAGCAAGTTGAATATCTATTAAATAAAGAAATTGAACACGCTTTAAAGAGTAGAGAAACAGAGGCATTTAATAAAGAAAAGGTAAAAGCTGAACTACAAAAATCATTATCTCTACAAGAAAAGAGAGATTATAAAGCAGTTGGGCAGTTTTTAAAAGAAATAACTCAAAGTGATGAGCAGTTAAATAAAGTTTATAAGGAAGCTATGAGTAATCCAATAGTTTACAAGTTACTTCATAGAGCTTTTATAAAAGGTAATGGTGGAAAACCTTTAGGATTAGGAACTACTAAGGGAAGTAAGGAAGTTAGATCGCAAGGCATGACACTTGATAGAGCTATCAGTGAATATACTGACTATCTAGCTAAGCATCTAGGAGATGGAGAAGATAGAACCCCAATTGTTAATAAACTTATTAAGGATCTATCAAAGGAACAACAAGAGCAATTTAAAAAAACTTTTAACTTAAAATAAAAAAAGGAGATGGTAAAAAATGGCAACTACAAATACAGTACAACAAAATTTTAGTACAGCAGTTTTAGCATGCATGGACCAACTTAAACCAGCTGGATTAAAAACTTTTGGAGAAAGAAAAACACAAGAAGGGGGAGAGTCAATCACTTTCTACAGATATAAAGGTGGAAAAGCTAAAGATGGTGTACCAACAATGTTTGATTCTAGTTTCTCAGGAGATGGACCAGACTTTTCTAAATTTGTGGCTACTATTGAATATGTTTCAGCACAAGATAAATTATCACAAGCTGAAATGAAAAAAACTAAATTAAACTTAAAGGATCCAATTGTCAACAGACTTACAAATGCAGTTTTAACAAAAGAAGATGAAAAGATTATAGAGAAGATAACAGAGTCAGATGCTAAGTTAAATAAAGCAGGTAGTGCAACATTAGACCCTACTACTTTAGATGCGGCTAGAACACTTTTAGCAGAAATTAGAGATTGTTATGTATCTGCTGAAATGACTCCTGACGGTAAAAAAGGTGTTGCAATAGTTATGAATAGAGAAGATTATAAAAGATTCTCTACATCTGATGCATTCATCCATGGAGATTATAAAGATGCAATCACTGGTGGAGATGGAGTTTTACCTTTATCAATGAAAGGTGCTGAAATATTTATATCTCAATTAGTAGACTCAGGAACTGTTTATATTATTCCGTCAAACTCTTTCGGTTATGCTGAGTGGGAAGGTTCAGTAATTCCAACAGCTAAATTCTATGAAACTGATGGTTTAAGATGGCATCTACAAGTTGTTAAGTCAACTGGATCAGTAATTATAGAGCCTAACTTCATCACTAAGTTATCTCTAAAGCCTACTGAGTCAGCTAGACCAGCATCTTTAATGGACTAAAATAAATAAACCTAACTAAGGCTTGAGGCTTAAAAGAGCCTTGAGCCTTTTCTTATAGGAGGAAATTAATGGCAAATGAAGATTATAAAAATGGTAAGCTTGTAGAAATTGTCAGAGAATTTAATAATACAGGCAACCAATATGAAGTAAATGGAATTAAACAAGCTATAGCAGTTCCGTTTTGGAGAAGAGAAAATGATAAATTTCAAGTTGTACCAAAAGGTTCTTATAGCTTTATAAATGAGGCTGGAAATGATTATTTAAAGATATTAGATAGCACAATTTTACAACAAGCAACACAATTTCAAATAGTTTATGACTATTTACAACTTTCTTCCAAGTATATTGAAGATTTTCCTGATGTTGTTGTATTGACTGAAAAATATAATCAGCTAGTTGATGATACTACTAATCTGTTTAGTTATTTAAAGTCAGTAGGGCTAATAGCTGATACTTTACAAATGACAAAAGTACTATCAGCATTAGAGCCTTTGACTACTTGGTATATGGATGAAAAAGGAGAGATTAGAACTCTTCCTGTGTCTGATTTGTATGGCAAATTTCAACAATTAATAGATACTTTACATAAAGAAATAAAAAAATTACTAGATATAGATTTAAAAGTTTTATCTGATAAATTGAAAAAGCAACTAGCTGAACATGTTTTAGCTTTAACTAATGAAGTAAATAAGCATAAAACAGAGTTAAATGATTATACTCAAGAAAAAATAAAAGAAATTCAAGCAACTTGTGAAAGATTAATAGATTTAGCATTTAATAAGCTAACTAAAGCAAATAATATATTAGAATTACAATCAAGAAAAAATCTAAAGGCTGGAGATATAGTTGAAGTTTTAGGATACTATGAGGCTGGTGATGGAGCAGGACATAAGAGAATAATTGCTAATGAAGATGATGGAAGTGGTGTGCAGTTAAGTAATGGTTTATGGGCAAATATAGTTAAATCAGATATATACTACTCTAATTGGTTTGGAGCTAACAAAAGCGTAGATGTAACTGATATATTTGAAAAAATGATTAGCTACAATAAGCCTTTAATCGTAAATCAAGGAGAATATAATATATCTAAACATATCTTTGATATACAAAACAACATAATAGAAAATAACGGTACTTTTAAAAATAAAAAAGTTATTAAATATATAGCCCCAAGAGAAGAAAAACCTAAATTTGAATTAATAAGTACTATTATACCAGATAATAATGTTGTTATAAGAGCATTGCAAGGAGCTTGTTATAACGATGTTAGAGAAGAATATGTTATACCGAGTGCCACTACTAAAAAAGATGAGTTAAGTATTTTGTATGTGTTTGATAAAAATTTAAATTATTTAAGAAAAAAAGAATTACCATTAGACCATGCTACTCAAATAGCTTTCAAAAAAGACACAAACGAATACATAGCAGTTTATGACTACGGCTATACTGATGTTGATAAACGTAACTATATCGCCGTATTAAATGCAGATACATTGGATTTTAAAAGAGATGTAAATATAGGAAGTGTTGTTAATTCTATTTCATACGATAATAATTTGAATATTTTAGCAACTTTTAATTGGAGTGGTTGTAAAATATTTGATGAAAATTTTAACTTGATAAAAGAAATAACTGTAAGTGGCAATGTTAGTGGAGAAGTAATTTATCAAGGCACAGCTTTTTATGACGGTAAATTAATCTATATATTTTCTGATAAAAATTATGAAAATGCAATTTTAAGATATTTTGATTTAAGCGGAAAATTAATAAGGCAAGATAAATACTTTATGAACGACCACACAGAAATAGAGGGACTTGCATTATTGCCAAATGGTAACTTATTAACTCTTTCTTATAACAGTTCAATGATAAAAATGTATGAATTGAATTTTATAAAACATTCTCATAATGCAGACGATATTATAACATATGAACAAGAAGTTGATTATTATGTAAATAGTTCAGCTGCTACTATTGGAGACGGAAGTAAAGAAAAGCCATTTAAAACTATTAGTCAAGCAATAAATGAAATTAAAAGAAAAAGAATTGTAAATTCTACAATTATAACAGAGGGAGAATTTAACGAAGCTGTAAGTGGTACAGGTTTTGGAAAAATAAAAATAAACGGTCAAAATAAAACAATTATAAACGGTAGATTTTCATTTACTGCTACAAATTGGTTATGGATACAAAATCTTGTTGTTAATACAACTGATAGTAGTGCAAATGCTTTTTATATAACAGGAGTTTTCGTTTCTTTTGATAATATAACTATTAACTCTGACGGAGATTTGCAAGGAGATCAATGGTATAAAAGATGTCTTTCTTTATATAACTGTGTTGGTAATGTGTTTAATACAACAATAAATAATGCAAATACTCCTATTTATGTTTGTCAAGGAAGCAGTGTGGTTTTTAATGATATAAAAGGAAATAATAACAATAATAAATTTGTTGTTAATGGGGCTATTGCTATGATAAATAATATCAACATAGAGAGTAAAAATGGAAATAAAACAGATAGCAACGGACAAATTTTTGGAGATGTTTCTCTTGTATAATTTAATACCCCTTATATGGCGACAAAAATGCAACAAGAGGGAGTATATGAAGATTACATCTCTTACATGGACGAGAAAACTCTATACGACAAACAACAAAGAAAGTTAGAACAAGACAGACAACTTGCCTATGAAGAAGCACTAAAAGAAAATCCTGAACTAACATATGAAGAGTTTATGTCAGTACAGCCTATGACTTTAAACCTTGTTGAAGAACCACAACCAAGTGAGGCTTTAAAAAAATTTATGGAGAAATATTTATAGGAGGGAACTATGTATAAGTTCAGCAAAAGAAGTTTAAAAAATCTTTCTGAGTGTGATGAGAGACTTCAAAGAATAGCTAAAGAGGCTATAAAAAGAATAGATTTTACAGTGATAGATGGAATGAGAACACAAGAAGAGGCAGAGGCAAATAGAAAAAAAGGCACTTCATGGACTAATAAATCTAAGCATTGTTTAAATCCAAGCAAGGCATTTGACTTTATACCTTATCCTTTTATCTCGTGGGAAGATTTAAAAGGTTTTGAAGAGATAGCTAAAATCTTACTCCAAGTAGCTAAGGAACTAGGAATAAAAGCAAGATGGGGTGGTGACTGGAATATGAATGATAGATATGATGATGAGATCGAGCGAGGATCATATGATGGTGGACACTTTGAGTTAATGGAGTGATGATAATGTGGGCTAAATTAATAGGGCTATTTACTAAAGGTTTAGATATAGTCCTAAAAAAATCTAAAAATGGAGAAAAGGAGCAAGAACTTCAAAAACAAAAGATAGATATATTTGCACAAACTATATCTATGATACTCTTCGGAGTATTCTTAATGTGTGTCCTTGCATCTTTATTCCCAAGTCTAGCTATCACAAGCTATTGGTTTAATGTATTTGATAAGTTTATTAACTATCTATTCAGCTAGGAGGGAATGATGACATTTGACGAGGTGATTCAAATACTGATAGATGTACTTTCTATCATAGGAAATAGAATAGTTTTAATGATTGGAACTATGGTAAGTCTGTTCTTTTATGTAATAGGTGGCATTGATGAAATGCTGGAAGTTTTATTTATACTAATGACAGTAGATTATTTTACTGGTGTAGCTAAAGCTTTTATTATAGAGAAAGCTAATAGTAAGCAAGGATTTAAAGGACTACTAAAAAAGATGGTAATGATAGCACTTGTTGTACTAGCTCATCAGATAGACTTATTATTTGATAATAAATTCGCTCTTAGAACTCTAACAATAGGAGTTTTATTGAGTAATGAGGGGCTTTCTATTTTAGAAAATGCAAGTATATGTGGAATACCAATTCCTGAAAAATTAAAAAATATGTTAGAGCAGTATAAAGAAAGTAAAAATAAAAAGTAGAAGATGCACCTGTTTGGGTGCATTTTTGAAAGGAGGATCTAAAAAATGATTGATAAAGGTGAGGTTATAAAAACAGCTTTTTTCAAATTAGGAAAGAATAATGCTTACAATGATAATAAATCAGATGAGTATATTACAGCAGTAGCTTTACTAGATAAGATTATTGATAACATGGCAAAACAGACAGCCTTTTTATTTAACTCAGTAACTACAAAATTAACAAGTACAGGAACTAATGATATGGGGGAAAATAGATTTAATACTCCAGTTGACTGCTTAAATATAATAAGAGCTGATAATGATTATAGAGAAGAAAATGAGTTTATTTATTCTTCATCAAGTGAATTGAATATTCAATATTGTAGAAAGATAGATGTTAAAGAATATCCTGACAAGCTATTTGATTACATGGTTGCATCTTTATGTAAAGATATGTGCCTTGCATTTAATGCATATCAAGACAGATTCCAGCTTTTTTCACAAGATGAATATAAAGAGAGAAGTAAAATTATAAATCAACAAGGTTTTAATTACAATCCATGGGGGTAAATAATGGCTAATGAGATGATATATAGAAATAACTTTTTTATCTATGGAGAAGTTGGAGAAAGATTAAATGGAATAAGAGAGTCTGAAATATACCAACAATCAGCAAGAGAGATAAGAAACTTTATAATTACAGAGCTTGGAAACTTAAAGTTTGCTAAAAAGTATATAAAGAAGAATATCCCTGTAGGCGATATAATAGAGGTTTTAGACACTAGATATAATTTCTTTATAGTTGTTACCTCTACACACGTTTACACGCTAAATAAAGAAGATTACGCAGTCCTATACAGTTTGCAACACAATCTTAATAAAGCAATAGCTAAAAATACAAATGTGAAAATGTTTGATGATAGTTTAATAATCTGTTCCTCTGCTCCTCAAGTCTTTGAGTTTAATGCTGAGACAGGAAACATAGGAAAGAGTAATTTTTTATCATTACTTGAATATCCAGTTGTTGAAAAAGATGATGTAAAGTTAGATGTGTATAAAGTTTATAAAGTTGGAAGTGAATTAAGGGTTGCAATGCTTAGTACTTATACAAATCCAAAGTTAGAGAGTAAAGAAGATGGGATATATTTGTATGAAACAGGTTTGAAATTAGCAAGAGTATACAAACAGTATAAATCTTCTATTGATAAAGATGATATTAAAGATCCAGCTGAGGGGTTAATGTTTGGAATTTTGTATAGATTTAACAAAAATGAGGATAATAAGAGCTATATTTTAGGTAATACTAACGTTTCCTTTTCTGACGAGGTAAACGACACAGTATATGGAAGTGGCTATTTTACTAATATGAATATCAAAAACATAAATGGTGACCTTGTATATGGAAAATTACAGGAGTTAAAAAATAATTTTACTGACGTTGGAGTGCTTTCTGACAGGCTTTATATCATAAAAGACAATACTTTTTATTTTTCTAGAAAAGATAACTTTTTTGACTTTAGAAATGGAATAAATTCTGATGATCCTTTCTATTTTAAACCTACTCCAATCAATAATCAAAAACCTAACATCTTGAGAAGTAAAGTAGGGAATGCTTTATATGTTGCAACTGATAAAGGAGTGTATGTTATTTCATACAGTAAAGTTTTAACTAATAACAACTACAGTGTATTTATAGCTGGAGAAGTTCCTTGTAGTTATGAATGTGAATTAGTAGGAGACAACTTTTTTTATTTAACAGTTGAAAATAAATTAAAGTGTGTACAAGCAGTTCCAAACTCATTTGGTTATGAAAGCTATAGCACTTATGATGCTGAGAAATATGACATCACTAGAAAAATGGGTGCATTAACTAAAATAACAATTGAAGGAAGAACAGTATTAATAGCAACTAACTTAAATAAAAAAGAGATTTATTTATATGAATCTTTAGATTATAACCAATTTAGAAGAACATCATTAGATATTGATGCCTCTAATGAACTGTTTGGATATAGAGAGAATTTCATTTGCAATAATGCAATATTAGAAAAGTCAGAGTTAAATTATTCAGAAGCAGTATTAAAACTAAATCCTCCACATATGCAAACAAACAAGGGTGGAAGTTATAGTAATGATTACGCATCTACAATTCAAAGGGTATTCATGAAACTATTGAATGAAGATAGAGAGGCTGTTAAAGGGGTATATATCTTTAATACACCTCTACAAAACAAAGCTTATGATGACCTTTTCAGTACTTACAAATGTGAGCAATCTGAGAGAGTGAATAATGGATATACTATAAGAATTTTAAGTAATGAAAATAATAAAGTATTAGAAATTCTAGGAATAGATACTAAGGTTAAAATTGCATCTGACTAGGAGAAAAGGAGGCTAAAATGATAGGAGCAGGAACAATAATAGGGATTACTGCTGGAGCATCTTTAATTTTAAATGGAATAAATAATAAAAAATCTTCTAAATATATAGCTAAGCAAGAAAGAGAAGCGGCAAAAATACAATTTGAAGTTAATAAAAAAGAAGTGGAAAGAGCTTATAAAACTAACTTAGAAGGTGTTTTAAAAGGATTTGCAACTCAAAGAGCAGATTTAATTGACACTATGGAGAAAGCATCTTCAAACTTAAATATACAGCTGGGAGAAAGAAAAAATATTGATAAGGAAAATGATAGTTTCAAAACTGATTCAAAGAAGATGTTAGAAAATGAAGTGCAAGAAAATATATTAGCTATGATAGATCATCAAAGCTTTTCTATTAGTGAATTATCAAATCAAATGAGCATGCAGATGTACCAAGTAGGAACTGATTTTAGCTCTACTATTTCAGGGATAAATAAAAATAAAATCAGAGCAGACCAGCAAGCTAATTCTATGATTATGGAAGGGATAACTAAAATAGCAGAGAATGCGGCTGGAGCAAATGGAGCAAGTGGGGGATCTATTGCAGGTGGAGGAAATGAAGTTAGCAACTTTGGAGTAGAAACATTTAAAGCACCTCAATTATATAACAGATTAACTTTAAATACTGGAAATAGCGGAGGGGCTACAGGATTTGGTAATACTAATTTGACACTAGGAAACTACACATTTTCAGGAACTGGAAATAAATTCAAATGGTAGGAGGGAATAAATGGCAAACAATTTTATAAAGCAATATGTTGCAGATAAAAGAACAGGAGCTAATTTAGTAGGTATTCATGTAGATACTCAAAGTCAATATCTATTAGATAGAGGTTCAGGAGCCGCTATGTTGTCAGCTCTTGAAGAGATTGGGAAAAAAGCTGATGAGGCTAAAATACAAAATGAAAAACAAAACTTGTTATTATCAGCAGAAGAACAAGATTTACAGTTTAAAAAAGAAGTATTGTCAGATCCGCTTCTCTATAAAGATGAGGAAAAATATAGAAATGCTTTAACACAATTTGAAACTATTAGAAGAGAGAAAGAAAGTAGAATCCTTAAAAGTGAGTACTTAACTCCTGATGAAAAAAAATTAATGGCTAGAAGGATAAGAAATAATGATGAACTCACTTTAGTTGATATGATGAGTAAAAGAAATGGTGTAGTTATTGAAAAGCAAGTTGATGACATTATTGCTAATATGGATAGAAGAGTAGCAATTAGTTCAGATCTATCTTTAAATGATGTTAAAGGTGCAGAACTAGCAATTCAAGACTTTACAGATATGGCAGACAACTTACAGAAATTAACTGGGATGACAGACTCAGAGGTTTCATTATTAGTGTCTGAGAGAGTAATGAGAATGGAAGAGGGAAGGTTTAACAAGGCTATTAATGAAATAGTTAATTCAAGCATGAACTTGGATCAGAAAAGAGCTAAGATAAATAACTTATTGAGTGTAGTAAAAAATGATAATTTACTCACTAAAATGGCTGAGAGTTATGCATCTCAAATAAAATATAGTAAAACTGATGAAGAGTTTAAAACATCAGTAGAGTTCTTTAAAAGTAGAATAAATGATGTCTATGAGAATGTTAAAAATTTTTCTACTAGAGAACTAACAAGAATGGAACTAAATACAAAAGCAAAAGAAAGAAATGTAAAACAACTTTTAAATACAGAAAATAAGATAAGAAGATATATAAAAAGTGGTGACTCTTATAAATTAGCTAAAGAATTAACTGGAATAGAATATACCACTGATGAAATGGTTAATGACAACTATACTCTTAAAGCAATTTACGGGGTAGATATGGAAGTTCTTGGTAATGCTGATGATAACTCAGTAGGTAAAATTATAGCTAAGGAAGATGTTAATCAAGTAAAGCAAGACATTCAAACTTATAAAAGCAATGGATATACTAACAATTCTGCAATAAGAGAGGCTGTTTATAATTATGCTAATGGTGTAGCTGGAGATAATATTGAAATAAGAAATGGAGTTTTAAAGCATCTTGGAAAAGAATTAAGAATAAATCCAACTGTTTTATTAAAGGGAGAAGAGGACAACAACTATTTTGATGTTCAAGAAAAATTAAATAAAGGGAAAGAATTTGAATTTGATGGAGAAGTTAAAGAAAGTTTTTTCAATAAAAAATCTAAAAAAAGATATGATGGTTTACTTCAAACATTAGGAGGAACAGAAAAAGCAAAGAAAGCATTAAATAGTTATATTTATGGACTATATTTAGAAGATGCTATTTTAGATGAGAAAAGCTTAAAATTAAATCCAAGTGCTGTAATTCAAGTTTTTTTAAAGTCTGATGAGAACTATGATAATTTAAAAGAAAAATTGAAATATATAAATGAACTTGGAGTTGCACCTGTTAAATATAATTATGTTCCTGTAAAAGCAGAAAACTTTAATATAAATAGAATTGTAGCAAATCAGATAGAAGAAACAGAAACTACAACTGAAATAAAGGATGATGGTGATATGTATGAGTTCTAACAATGAAAAAAATAAAAATATAAACTGGCTTAATTACTATCAGTACAATGAGCCTAAAAATGTTTTTGAGTATTTAGATGCTAATTTAAGAATAGCAGGGAATAATACAGTTAGAAAAGTAGCAGACTTAGGGAGAGTTGTTAGTGATAAATTAGGAAGTGAAAAAGTAGAAGAAGAATTTGAGATAGCCGCTAATGACATTAGAGAAAGAACTTTAACTACTTATGCCAATATGGATAAATATAAGCAAGGTAATAATGCAATAAAAAACTTTGCTCTTGATTTTGCAGGAATGGGAATCACTAATGCCGCTGATCCAATCAATGTTGCTTTAAATAAAGTAACATTATTTGGTAAAACAGGGGGATTTATTTTTAATGCTCTTGAAAATATGGGTGAGTATGCTTATGATACTTGGAGTTTACATAATAGAAATATCTTTGAAGATTTTAGAAAAGAAGATGCCGCAGGATTAGCTACAACTCTTGTGGCAACAGCAGGATTCCAAGCTCTTAACTCACGTATACCAAAAGTTGAAGGTGGAACTCCTCTGTATAAAGAAACTGGCAAAAAGATAAATCCAGTTGATTTTGATAGAGTTGCTGATGATGAGAGGGCAGTTTTAGATATATTTCAAAACTTTGGGATCTTTGAAACTGATAAAAAAACAATTTACAAGAAAATAAAAGAAACTAAAAAGATAAGAGAAATGTTATTTGATTTAGATGTGAATACTGTTAGATATAGAGAGTTATCTAAGAAATTACAAGGGTTACAAGAATATTCTGTATTACTAGATGAAGTACCTGAAATGAATAATATTGATAAGTTAATAAAAGGAGATAAAATCTCACCAGCTGAAATGTTCAAAGGATTTACAGAAGTTAAAACAAATTACGGACATTATACAGCAGATGGGAAAGAAAATCTTTCTAATTTAATTTTAGAAGAGATTGGAGTTAAGCAAGAAGAAATAAAGAATTTAAGAGTCAGAGCTAAAAAAGTAAAAGAAAAATATGTATCTACAGTTGGTTTAGACTCTTATGATGAAGTTGCTTATACAAGAAATAAGTATGTAGATAGAGGATCTGAGGCAAGGCTAATGTTTGAAAAGGATGGAGATACTTATCTTGTTAAGGCTAGTATAGATGAGCAAGGTAATGTTTATGCTGAAAAGTATAGAATGGGAGATGTTGCACCTTTGGACAAACTTTCTCAAGAAAGTTTAAAAGCTGAGACAGATGCAGGGAAATATTTAAAAAAATTAGGATATAGTAAAGTTGTAGATTTAAAAAATTACTCAGAAGTATTAAATAGACGTATATTTGGAAAACCTCAAGACAACTATGTTCATAGCATTATAGATGATTATCATGTGCTTTTAAAAAATGTTCAAGAAATAGATAGAATTTATAAAGATGAAAAATTTAACAATAAAGCAGATGGAATAGGAACTAGAACAAATATTGATACTAAGAGTGAGATGATTAGAGCTATACAACCACTTTACAAAAATTTGGTGATGAACTTGAAACAACTTCAAGCAGAAGATGCCGAGGAACTTTTTAAAGCTACTGGAATGCTAGAACCTTTCGGTAATTATCTTTGGAAGTATTGTGAGAACATGGAGATAGACCCTCAACAGTTTGTAAGAGCTTTACAAGGTAGAGAAAAAATAGTGATTGATGGAAATAATAATTTCATTAAGCTAATAAAAAATAAATTAAATGAATCTGTAAGAATAAAATCAGGAAGTAAAAAGGATCTTCAAATTGAAAATGCTTATTATTTAGATGCTCTATATAATAAGCAGGATGTTATGGCGGCTATCACACAAGCTTATAAAAATAAAGATTATGATTTTATTAATAAGCTCTCAGAGTTTGTTGGAAAATCAGTTGATTTAACTGAGGATGAGGCTAGATCAGTTGGACTTCCTTGGAGTGATGAGGGAGTAATTTTAAAAGAACTTGTATTTGATGGGACTAAAAAGGAAGTTGCAACAAGAAATTACTCTATAATTGATTATCCTGAACAGATGGCACAAGCATTCAGAAATGCAATAAATGCAACTACTCAGCAAAGTAAAAAAGGTGGCGGTCCTTGGGATTATCAAAGCAAGTATCAAATAGGGCAACGTTGGGGAAATGATGGAAGCTTTGACAACTATGCTAAGGTATTTGAAGGATATGAGCGTAAACCTTATGAGATCATCAGTGATGTTTATTCAACAGTTGCTAAGGATAGATTAGAGCTAGATAAAATTACAACTATCATAGATGATTTAACAGACAATGAAAAAGAGTTTTCAAAGACAACCTATAAATCTGAAAGAGGAGCAGTTAAAGCTTTAGATAGTGATGTAAGAGCAGAACTTCAAAGTCAATTAAGAGGATTAAAGGAAATAGTTAGTAATAGTTTTGTAGAAAGTGGATATAAACCTAATCTTTGGATAGATCCTGAACAACAAAAATTAACTAGCTCTATGGCTAGGCAGACTATAAAATCTTTATTTTCTTGGAAATTATTAGGAAACTTTAACTTTATAAGAGAGTTTCCACTTAATAACTTAAAGCAAGTTATGGGTGGAAGGGATTTAGGTTGGAAACAAAGATATAGCCTTTTAAAAGCAACTATTGTGGATCCTATCAAAGTCAATGTACAGCTAATCAGAAATTATAGGAATATTAAAAATTTAACATTAGATAAAATAAAGGATCCTATTGTAAGACGTAGAGCAGAAATATTTGTTGAAAATAGATTAGCTAATGATCCAATTTTTAATGATATTGATAAAATGCCTTTAAACTATAAATTAGCTAAGCAAGGGCAAAAATTTATGACTAAACTAGGAAATATAGCAGGTACAGGGCAATCAATTTCAGATGTACATAGAGTTGTAAACTCAGAGTATGCCGCTATAAACTATTTAAAAGACATATTCCCTAACATTGATGAGGCACCAGCGAATTTAAGAAAGTTATTGCAATCTAATGGGCTAGATGGAGATGAGCTTATAGCTATAAAAAATAGATTAAAAAGTATGGGTGATAGTGAATTAATGGAACTTGTTTGGAATGGTAAAAGAGCAACTAATGAAGTTGACTATAAAATTCAATCTTTATTTGAACAAGTTTCAGATATTCTAGGAAGAAAATTTAATGCTTATGAATCTATGGAAACAATGGAAAATGGTGGTTTTATATCTGATATGATGTTTCTATATAAGAGATATTCGTTAGGAGCAGTTGAATCATTAGGAAGAAATCTTTTCACTTACCAAGGTCAAGATGGGTTAATTAGAAAAAGATTTGATTTTAATGGGGATTTTTTAGCTAACTATAAACAAGTATTTAGTGGAACAAATGTTAAAAATATATTTGATTTTTCACAAGCGGCAGTTGGAACAGCTCTATTATATACAGGAATTAAATGGACTCATGGGAAATTAAGTGGAGGTACAGAAGATGAGAGAGCTGAGGCTAAATTTGAGGCTTTATTTAGTGATGGAGCAGTACTTCCATTTGTTACTGATGCACTCCAAGATTTTGCTTTAGATATATCAGGAATAAATATTTTGTTTGGTGGTGGAACTCCACTAGGTGGGGTTTTAGATATGACATCAGCAAGACTAAAAAGAGCAATGTCTAGTAATACATTAACAAGTGAAGAAAAGGTTTTATACTTCCTTGCGGCTACTCTATCGCCTGAATTCATAGCTAGAGGTATAGATAATCTTAAACTAGGGAAGAGTATTCCAAGCGACATAACAACAGGATCAGAAACAGAGAGAATGTTGTGGAAAACTAAATACCAAACATTAGCTAAAATAGATCAAATAGAAGGTACATTACCTATTGAAAAAGCTTTTGGTGGGGCTATAAATTGGGTAGAATTTTTTAGGAAAAATCCTGATAAAGCTTATGAATTAATGAATTGTGATAAAAGTGTTGATAAAGATGTAGTTATAGCAGGAGCTAGTGGAATAACTGAAATGGTTGAAGAACATGCAGAACTAACATGTATTCAAGAAATTTTAAATGATGAGAGAACAGAGTTTAAAGAAAAGCAGTTAAAAATACTAGGTCTTGATGTAGATTCACAATTATCTAAAATGTCTAAGATAGATAGAAAAACATTGAACTCTATACTAGCATTTAAAGGCGTTAGAGATGAGGAAGAAATTTTAATTTTAATGGAACAGTTTAATAGAAGTAAAAATAAAAAAGAATTTCTTAGAGCAATGCTTGAGGACCATGAGCTTGGAGCTTATAAAAGTTATCAAAGACTAATAAGAGAAAATGATAAAGAGATTAAAAAAAGAATAGCAAAAAGAAATAATAAAGCTGGGATCTTAGCTTATATTGAAACTTTGGATATAGTAGATAATCTTTTAAATCCTAATTCTAATCAAATTAGACAACAAAAAGAAGTGATTTTCCAACCTAAGAAAGAGGAAGTTAAAATTATTGATAATAAAGAGTTAAAAAAATAAAAGATAAAAAAGGTATGGAAAAGTATTTAGCTATGTTGAGAATAATAGAAACTTATTCAAGATAATCATTGACAAAAGCCTCCTTTGTAGTAAAATTGTATTATATAAAACAGGGGAGGTATTTATTTTATGAAAAAATTTTTTATTGGTATTTTATTGCTATTGTGTATAGGTTGTTCTAATGCAATAAAGGTTGATAAAGCGGTTAATTTTGCATCTTATTCAACTAAATATTATAATCTTGGTAATAGTGAATTTTTAGGAATAAGAAATAGTGGAAAGGTTTCTAATGATTTTGGTTATTCTTATTTTGTTGAGAATTTAGCTTATGCTCTTGAAAAACAGGGTGTAATGCTTGACAGAAGTGGATTTTTAGCTGATGAAATAACTTTGACTAATTTAAAAGAATATAGCACAGATAATAGATATTTAGTTTATGGAGAAATAAAAGAATATAATTTTATTCAAACTGAAAATAAAGAAGATGTTAGTGTGGCAGAACATATTGTTTATGGAATATATACTCTTGGAATAGGGAACATTATTGCTGAAACTTATTCTAATACAAACAGACTAACTTATTTTGATTATAAATTAGAAATGAATTTTTATGTTTTTGATAAAAAAACTAAAAAAATAATTAAAAAAATTCCAGTTTCAGTTAATGATGTAAGAGCTATAGAAGGTTCATGGAATGATACAGATGAGGAAACTAGAAAAAGAGTTATTTTAAATTATTTAATAAATATATTTAATAAGGTTGGAGAAGAATTGTCAAAAAAACTTTAATTATAAAAAAGAACTGGGGATAAAACCCCAGCTTTTTTTATCTTTTATAATATAAAGTTTCATCAGTATTATTTTCTCTTGATCTGCTAACAAGCTTGTAATTGTTCATTAAATGTATTATAGCTCTATCATAGATCCAATCCTCATAATCTTCAACATTATACTCTGCATCTTCTTCATCTTCAGAATGTTTAATTATTATTTCATCAACAAGTTCACGAATTTTTGATGTCATTTTTCTGAAATTAATAATTTTTTTTGCAGGGTATAAGCTATCATCAATGTACCTATTTCTAGCAATTTCATTATCAATTATTTGTGTAACCTCTTTTAATACTTCATTTTCATCAAACATATATGTATGCCACCTTTTTTATTTTCTTCTTTCCATTTCTTCAATAGCCTTGATAACATCATCATCTTTTTTTAATTCATCAGCTATCCAATGTTCTGCCATTCCTCTACTGTTCTTTATTGCTATTATTGCTAACTCTTTATTCGCTTTTAGTTCATCACTAGCAAACTTTATAGAACTTCCTTGTCCTTCACATGAAACTGCTGCTTTTACGATGTCATAATTTGCTTGTAGTCTTTCACTTGCATATTCAAGCATAAATCCTTCTTTTTCTACTGCTGCTTTTACTACATTGAAATTATCTCTTAACTCTCTTAATGTTTCTAATACATATCCATTTTTTTTAGCTGCTTTTACTCCTAGTTCCTCATCTGATTTGAAAGGAGTTAAATTTAAGTAATGCGGATTTTTTTTAACTGCTATTTCTGCTATTTCTCTAGTTATGTAGCAGTCTTTAACAAATCTTAAAATAACTGGATTTGCTGCTGTAGCTTCTTTTATAAACTCTTCATCTTTCAATAATTCTTCAGGAATTTCTAAATCTTTTAAAAATTGATCTGCATAAAAAGCATGATCAGCATTATATTTTTTTAAATCTTCAATAATTTCTTTTCTTCTAATTACAGTTTCCATTGATTTTAAATCCTCCTCGATATCATCTTTTGAAATAATTATTGTTTTACCAACAGAGTAAATATTTACTTCCCTATTGTCAGGATCAACTCCCATTCCTCTTAGCCAAGTTATTGGAAGTGTCATTCTTGGACTAAGTCCTCCTGTACCCCCCTTGTTGAAACTTATATTGACATTTCTTTTACGCATACGCTTTCCTCCTTAGTTTCTATATATAATTGTCTATATTCTATTCCATCTACAAAGCTGTTAACATAAAATCTTACTTTCCCATGTTTAATCCATAGATTATATTTATGAGTTAATTTTCTTTCACCTTTGTAAATAAGATTAAGAGAAGAAGTAGAATGATTAGCAGCACGTCTAAAAAATTTTTTCCCCATTAAGTAATCAGCTTTTTCTTGAGTCATTCTTGTTTTAGTAATAAAATTATACAATCTTTTAACTAAAGCCCAAGCTCTTTTTAAAGCTTCAGAAAAACTTCCTGAATCTTCTCTAAATATTCTCCAAGCTGTTAACATTACCTCTCTTTTCATTCTAATTCCTCCCTTTTGTTTTACGTCCTCGCTTTATACTCAGATTATATATTACGTCCTCGCTTTTGTCAACAACTTTTTTTATTTTTTTTAGAAAATTTTTTTTAAATAAAAAAAAGACACTTTTTAAGTGTCTCTTTCAGTCCTCCAAGGTTATATAAAATTTTTTATCTCATCCCTTTAATGTTATAAAGAAATAAAGAAATTTACAATCCTAAATGGGGTTATATAAAAGCACAAGTTCATCACTTGTTAATATAATAATACTACATTATTTCAAAAAGTCAATAGAACTTTAAAAATAAAAAAAAGGTAATTTTTAGAGAAAAAAGGTAAAGGGGATATTGTATAATCTTTATATAATCACAAGAGGAGGAAATAAAAAATGAAGATACTTAATTTATCAAATCATACATTAACAGTAGAACAGACAAACGAACTAGATCAACAAGGGTATAATGAAATTGTAGAATTGAGTGCTGAGGATAAAAAACTTTGGGGGCAACTTACTCCAAGCAACTATAAAGAAATTTGTGATAATATTATGTCTAAGTATAAAGCAGATGCTATACACCTAGCAGGATTCCCACCAGCAACAGTGTATGTAGCATTAAAGACTCTTGTTCCTTGTTTGTATTCTTATAGTGAAAGAAACTGCGTAGAAACTCCAATGCCTGATGGTTCTATTGATAAAAGATATATTTTTAAACATCTAGGATTTTATAGATATTAAACACATATAAACACGTTTAAAGACCTCGTAAAATTAAAAATACGAGGTTTTTTTATTGTTGGAGATAAAATTATAAGGCTAAATGTATAAAAAGGCTAATTTTTAAAATTAAGAAAAGTAAACATAAATAAAAAAACTGCTAAATAAATTAGCAGCTCTTTTGGAAAATTACTCATGAAAAAGTTTTCTTGGCTTGGTACTTATATTATAGCATATTTTTTAAAACAAAAACAGGGAATTTCTTCCCTGTTTTTTTGAGGTCATATATATGAAAAAGTTACTATTTTTTTATTATAGCCACCAAGTAGCCTACACATAGTTTTTTAAATATAGAAACTATGGTATTTTATATTTAATAATTACAATCCTTGGAGGATTGTAAATTAATGAACTTCGTATTAATATTTCTGATATACATTAG